GATTTGGCAGAACAGCGGAATTCGTTCCTGAAATAACACGCGCATTATGCGAACGCGCCAGGGCGCGGGAGTTATTTTTCCACCGTTTGACTTTCGCCTAACGATTGTTAGTGTCGCGCCGTGGAGAACACGGACGCGGCAGCGCGAAATATATACCGGGCATTGCGCCATGACCGGCACGCAATCGAGAGCTTGCGTGCGGAATCGCGCGCGCTTGCGCTGGCGATTGCCACGGACGGCAACGCATCGGCCACGATTACAAGCTCCACGGTCAACGGCCAATCCTTCGCCATGACGCAGGGATTCACGCCGGCGCAGCGGCTTGCCGTGCTGTCCCGAGTGGTGCAGTGGTATGACAATGGCGGACCTCCGTCACGGACAGTAATCACCGCGTTATGAGCACGAGCACGATTCTTGACCAATACGGCAACCCCTGGAAGTTCGCGCACGCGGCAGACACTAGGCGCACACGCGGGCCGCAATTCCCGACGCGCACCGGCGACTTTGACGCGCTCATCCCGTCCAGTGATCTAACGACTCTGCGGAGCTTGTCGAATCGGCTTTACACAAACATGGGGATTCCCCGCGCGGCGATCAATCAAAAGGCTGATTATGCCGTCGGCTCAGCATTCCTGCCGAAATACACCGGGCCATCGGACTTCGATGACGGCAGGCAGATTGCCGCTTTCCTGCAAAAATCATGGTTTCCCAGGTGCGATGTTAGAGGAGGCATTTATGATTGGTGGAAGCTGTTGGAACTTTCCAGCATCGCCATAGACCGCGACGGCGATGTATTCTGGCTGTTGGTCCGCGGTTCCGATGGATACCCGCGAATCCAACAAATCCCGGCTCACCGCGTTGGAAACGGCGGCGATTATGGCACTGTCACAAGCGGGAAGTGGAAAGGCAGAAAGATAGTTGACGGCGTGATTCAAACCGGCGAGGGCCGCGCGCTTGCATACCGGATTTTGACCGGCGAAGACATGCGAACGCCGGTTGACATCGACGCGCAATCCGTAATCCATATTCTTGACCCGACAGCCGCGCGGCAGTCGCGCGGGCTTCCGGCGTTTACCCACGCGCTCGAGGACCTCCGCGCGTGCATCGCGAGCACGGCAGACGAACGAATCCGGCAGCAAATCATTTCGCGGCTGCATCTAACGGTTTTCAATGACTCCGGCGGTCCAGATACCGACGATCCATTTATCACCATGACGCAATCAACAGGCGATTGTCAGTCGCTTGTGACGATGGAGGAAATCCCTGGTGGCATCCGCTATTTCCAGGCCGGCGGCAACGAGCGGATGGAGCAGATGAAGCAAGACAACCCCGGGGATGTATGGGAGGCGTTCCAGGATCGAATGATTCGGATGGCGATTGCCGGCGTGGGCTGGAGTTATTCTTTGGTCTGGAAACCGGCCGGCCAAGGCACCGCGGAGCGCGCCGAGGTGTTGAAGGCTCGCCGCGCAATCTCACGGCGCCAACGCGACCTAGCGCACGCCGCTCGCCGCGCCTTGGCGTGGGCTTATTCGGTTTTCGTGGAACAAGGAAAAGTGCCGCTTCTTGATCATCCTTTCGCTTGGGAGTTTTCGAGTCCGCCGCGGCTATCGGTTGACGATGGGCGGGAATCGAAAATGGAGATTGAGGAATGGCGCTCAGGCTTGCGGAATCTCAGCGAGATCACGGAAGCAAGAGGCATCACGGAAGATGAATTTTATATGATTCGCGCGCATTCGGTAGCAAAGCGCAAGGTTGCAGCGCGTGACATCGGCAAGGAATACGGGGTGGAAATCACGCCAATTGAAATGGCGATGACTCACCCCAACGAGCTTTTCGCAACCGTCCAGGAAAAGAAGGTTGATCTCGAAGAGGAACAAATGGACCAAGACACAACCATCAACGACGATGAAGATTCTAACGATTGAGAACAAGACCGGGCGCGTCAAACTTGACGATACCGTTGACGAATACAGCCGGCGCGAACTGGCGAAGGAAATGGCCAAGGTGTTCGGCGCGGAAGCGTTCAAGAACCCTGAGTTCACCAACCTAACCAACGCATCCGAGAACCAGATTGACCGCTTGGAAATCGAGATAAACTCACCCGGCGGGAGCGTGTTCGACGGCTTGCTGATCGTCAACGAACTGCGGGCCATGTCGGCGCGTGGCGTGCGCACCGTGGCGATCGTGAATGTCCTAGCCGCCAGCATGGGCAGTGTCATCGCGGCAAGCTGTGACGAATGCCTAATCGCGGAGAACGGCCGGATGATGATTCACGATGTTTCCGCCGGCGCGTGGGGAACGGCGAAAGAACTAACCCGCATGGCCGAATTGTGCGAAGGCATGTCTAATGAAATCGCGGCGATCTACGCAAAGAAAACCGGCGGGACAGTGGAAGATATGCGCGCGCTCATGCTCGACGAGACTTGGATGGACGCTGAAAAGTGTATCTCTTTGGGATTCGCGGATGGGCTGTTTGACTTTCGCGCGGCAGCTAGCAATATAACTCCCGTGAACTATCTGCAACGACTTACGCAACCATCGGCGCCGGAATCCCTCGAGCGGATTTCCGAGCTTGAAGCAACCATTGCCGACCGTGACGCGGCAGCCGCTACCATGTCGGCTCGCATCGCCGAATTGGAAGCGGCAGCACAAGAGGCGATCACTGATCGAGCGCTGCTTTGCGAGCAACTCGACAAGGCGAAGGAAAACCTCGCGACCTCTCACGCCTATTCCGCAAAGCTGGAATCCGACCTCGCTGCCGCAGAAGCCGCTATCGCCGCGATCAAAGCAGAAGCCGACGCCGCGGCCGCCAAGCACGCTGAGGAAGTCGCCGCGGCCGAGGCGGGGGCTGCCGCTAAAGCAGTTGAAATCGCCGCCACGGCTGGCTTTGAAAAGCCTATTGAAATCGACGGCAGCGAAGCGAACAAGGCAAAAACAATCACCAGAGCGGAACTCAAAAAGATGAAACCTTTCGAGATTTCGGCATTTTTCAAATCGGGCGGGAAGATTTCCGACTGATCTAACCACAACCAACCAACCAACGACCAAACAACTTTATGGGAGCACCAACTAACAACAACACGCTAACCAACCTCATTCCCGATGTTTACGCCGCGCTCGATGTAGTCGCGCGCGAGCTTGTCGGATTCATCCCCGCAGTTACCCGCGACATGACCGCTGACCGCGTGGCGGTCGGGCAGACATTGCGCGTGCCGCAGACGGCAGCCAATACCGCAGGCCGCGACATCGTACCGGCCATGGCGATGGCAACCGCCGCCAACCAGACCATCGGCAATTCGCCGTTGACTCTAACCAAGTCGCGCGCGTTCCCGTTCTCTTGGTCTTGGGAGGACCGTTACGCGGTTGATCAGGGACCAGGCGCCTTGACTCTGAACCAGCAGCAAATCGCGCAAGCGATCCGTGCCGCTGTCAACGAAATCGAATACGATCTCGCTTACGAAATCTACCGCAATTCCAGCCGGAATGCCGCGGTTGCGGATACCTCGGTTTTCAAGACCAACCTCGCCGACCTTGCGAACCAGAAGAAGATTCTGGACGACAACGGCGCGCCGATGAGCGAGCGGGCATTTATCATGTCCACCACCTGCGGCGCGGCGATGCGTGCTCTCACGCAGCTTTCAAGCGTTGATTCATCCGGCGATGCGAACCTGCTCCGGCAAGGCGTTCTCGGAAACATCTACGGATTCCAGATTCGCGAATCCGCACAGATTCAAAGCCCAGCAATCGGAACCACTGCGAACGCGGTCCTTGCCAGCACGGCAACCACCGTTGGGCAAACGACCTTCACGCTCAAAAACGCCGGCACAGGAACCCTCGTTGTTGGCGATGTTGTCACTATCGGCACAGGCGATCCTAACCGCTATGTCGTGACGGCATCGACAGCGACTACCACGGTCGCGGCTGCCACCTTCAGCATCGCCGCTCCCGGCCTTCGCGTGGCGCAAGGCGCCGCGGAGCACGCCGTTACCGTCATTGCACAAGGCCAGCGCAACATCTCGCTTGCGCGTCCAGCCGTGCTACTCGCAACCCGCCTCCCGGAAATGGACCCGAATGACCTCGCCTTTGACCGCCAGGTCATCACCGATCCGATTTCCGGCCTGTCATTTGAAGTCGCCGGATTCCCCGGGTACCGGATGGCCACCTACGAAGTATCTGTCGCTTGGGGTGTCAAAGTGCTCCGGCCCGAATATATCGCGCAACTCCACGGCGCCGCCTAACAACACTAACACGGGCGCGGCAGCAATGCCGCGCCCAACCTCGAACTATGTCCTATCCAACCACGGTTAACAATCTCCCGGCTAACAGGGTTCTTGTCGTGACGGCAGACGCGCTTTCAAGCGGAACCGTGACATGGCAGGATACCGGAGTCACAGAGGCGCTTATCACTCTCGGGAAAGTTCAGCGTTACGGGCCATTTGAGGAACCGCGACAATACACACTTACCCACATCACCGGGACGCTGATCGACACGCGCGAAAGCACGGTTTACGAAAGCGGAATCGTCGGGTTGCAATGCAACCTTACCACCGTTCCAGCAGGAGAAAATCTAACTATCCCAGCCGGCTCGCAATGTCTAATTCACGGCACGATGACCCTGAACGGCACTCTTGACCTCGACGGCTCGCTTGTCCTACTCTAACCAACCACCAACCAACCACATTTGACCTATATGGCCGGAGAACTGAAAACTGACCTTATTTCCGAAAACACTTCCGCAAGCGGCGTCACGATTGACGGCGTGTTGCTTAAGGATGGAACCAGCAACGCGAAGCTGCCGCTGGCAACGGTATTGACCGGCGCGACGGACGCGATCCCGATTGCGACCTCGCTCGTTGTCATTGCCCGCGTTGGGGCCGTCAACGCAACGACGCTAGCAGCCCCAACGACCGCGCAGAACGGAACGCGGTTGACGATCACCACCGGAACGGCATACGCGCACACGATCACAGCCACGAATCTTCTCAAGGACGGGACTACCGGCAATCATTCAACCGTAACATTCGGCGCCTTCCTGGGAGCATCCATCGAGCTTGTTGCATACAACGAGCTTTGGCATGTCATCTCCAGGCAGGAGGCAACGGTTAGCTAACATTTTGCGGTGGCGTAATCGGCGCCGGCCGCTTCATTGTGGCCGGCGCCATCCTTGAAAACATATGAGCAAACTTTCGGACTTCGTAAACGCCGCAGCGCCAAAGGCAGTTGCCGTTATTGGCTCCGAAGCTCTAACGATCGAAGGATTTCAAGCCATTCAAATTGTGCCAAATTCCATCCGTCGTGAGCGTGATTTCGCGGAAATGGGCATGGATTACGACGGCCGGGTTGAATGCACCGTTCTTACAACGGACTTCAACTCCACAATCACCGCCGGCGGCAAGGCGATTCAAGGAAAAACCGCGACGCTTGGCAACGAAACCTTCCGCGTGCGCGGCGTGGACGAAGGCCGGTTTTTCGTTACCGTCACACTAGCAACTCCAACGAAATCAAGCTAATGGCCGCGCGTCCTAGAATCACCCTGAAAGTTGACACGCGGCAGTTGGAGAAGACAGCTCGCAAGGCCGCCAAGGCGTTCGGAGAGAACTCCCACGACGCAACGGCGCGGCTTGGATTGCAGGCGGCGCGCGGGCTATCTGGCAGCACCGAGGCTTTTGGAAAGTCGTGGAAGAAAACGCAGGCCGTCCAACGCGGCGCGATTGTGGCCGACCTGGGTAAGGTTTTCCGACAAGTCCCGGCTGGAAAAGGCGTAATTGATGATGTTGGCGAAGCCGAAAAGCTATACGAGAAGCGGCGCGTTGGATACGACGCAAGGCCGAAGGTATGGAAGACGAAAACAAGCATCACGCCAGGCGCTTTCACGGGTTTGATGATGCTGAAATTCCGCCGCGCCGGCATGGCAAAATCAGCTTGGATCGGATCGGCAAGGCACCTTGAGCGCAAGCAAGGCAAAGGCTTTCAAATCCGGTTCGGAAAAGCATATACGCCTTACCTCAAGCGATGGGAAAGCATGGGCAGCGGCACCAAGCCGAAAAGGGTTTTCTCAACTTCGCTCATACTTCGCAACAGCGTTGCGCATGTCGCAAAAAAGCGCGTGCTCAAACCTGGACGAATCAAGACTGAACTTGAATGGGCACAGCGCAAGACCATCAAATGGTACGAAAAAGCGCTGGAAGCAAAGCTCAAGAAACTAGAAAGGGAAGCTCTGAAATGACCGCCACCGAAGCACTCAAGCGCAACCTCGCCGCATATATTTCCAGCCACATGACGGCCGGTGTCGCTGTCCACATATCAGGGACCGCGGAAGAAATCACGCCTCCTCTGGTAGGAATCACAGACACCGGATCTGAAATCCACGAAGCCGGAGAAACACTTATGCGCGGTGTTTATGACATTGAACTTGACATCGAGCTTGTGACCGTACCGGACGAAACGACCAACGATTCGCACGCGGCAATGTCTTCAACGCTTTGGAATATCATTGCCGACGACATGGTAATGCACCTAACAGGGCCAAACGGACTCACCTTGTTTGACTTTCGCGCCGGAACCGGCACACTCGAAACTGATGACGGAAGGCGCGCGACGCGGTTTGAATGCTTCGCCGTGGCCTGCATCGAAAGCTAACTTTTCACAACTTACCACCATGCCAAAAGCAACAGTTTACTCGGGCGCCCAATTCGGTCTTGTTTCGGAGATTTCCGCAACAGGGCTTTACATTGGGACGATCTCATGGGACGGGACCAGCGAGCAAGCTGTCATCCCGGACCACATCGGGACCACGGTCGGCGTCTCTATCTACAACCCGACCAAGGAGGTTTCCCTGGACGGCGTGATTGCCGCCAAAGGCACGGGACTTGTTGGCAGCATCGGCAGCACGCTAACGCTTGCCAACACCACATATAACAGCCGGACGCGACTATCCGAAGGTCTTGGCGCAACGCCGGTGAGCGGCGCGGCTCTCATCATCACCGGCAACAACATCGCGCCAAGCAACACGGCATTTGAGACTGGCAGCCTAACGGCTTCCTTCTGGCCTGGAATCAACACCGGGAGCGTTTACACCGTGACCTAAAAACACGCCAAAAAATGAACGAAGAAGTATATCAGACCGGAGACATGAACCTTGCCGCGGCACTCATGGCTTGCGGCGTGCCGCTGTCACCGGACGATCCCGCAGTTATGATTCAACCGGAACACGGCCGGCGCTACGCCTCATTCCGCCTTCTTGGAAGGACAATGGACGGCAAAGACGAAACGCGAACGATGATGGCTGAATGGGCGCGCCGCGGGCATCTTCCGCCAGGCCATCCGTTTACCGCCATTGCCGACTTTCTGAATGAAAAGCGGCGCGCGGCACCAGACGCAAAATCGTCGGATGACATACTTGGCTTTGCTATCGATTACCTACGGGCAGACGGCTATCCGTGTCACGGGGTATCCCGCGTTTCCGACATTCCCGACGCCGTGAACGGCGGGCCGGACACGATCGACTGCTATATTCTTGCGTTCATTCACTGCCGCGAGGTTCTTTTCGGAATTATTAGCGACGCGCGGCGGATGAACTACCACCTGGAGCGCGAGGGCCGACACGCCATGATTTCCGAAACGCTGCCGCGGTGGCAGAAACAACACCTAACATCGAGACTGAACGGATGAACAGAACAGAATTACAGGATAACGCTTGGACATTCCCAAGCGCGACGATTGGCGGCAGGGTTTGCAGGCTTTCGCCGGCCAGGCTTTCGTTGCTGAGGCGTTTCAAGAACCCGCTGATTACTGGTGAGGCGGATTTCGCAGCGCATCCAGGGGCGGCGGACGAGATGGCTTTCGTGCTTTCCATGCCGCGGGAACAAGTCAAGGCGCTTGCGGCTATGACCGATGACCAGCGGGCCGCTGCCGTGCTTGATTTTGGCTTGGATTACGAAGACGAAATCATCGGCGCACTTGCCGCGATCAACCGCCAGATGCAATCCATCGAGGCTTCCGCGTTCGAGGCGGTTGAGTCGCCGGGAAAGTCACCGCAGGAAGCGAAGCCGGCGCAGGATGGCTCGCCTCCGTCCATTGGTTCGCCATCCGCAACCGGTTAGACCCTGGGGAAATGCTATGGGAAACGGACGCCGCAATCATCACCCAACTCATGCACGCGCGCGGCATCGAGCAGGGCGGGCGCTTCCGATGGGCTGTCTATTACGACGCGCCGGAACTTATGGCTTTGCTGGACGCGAAGCCGGAACCTCTAACATGGGAGGAACTTGACGCATGATCGGAACGAAAGTCAAAGTCGGATGGGACGCTGGCAGTGTTCAGAGCGGGATGAAAGGCTTGATC